GCGATTGACATCTGTTGTATTTGCTTCACGAGGATAGGCTGCATTAATATAATCTTGAAAACCTTTACCAGCATATTTACCATCACTTCCTTTTTCTGCCTTAACAGGAAGACTAGCAGGGACGCCAGGCAGTGTACCTATAATACAAGGCATTTGAGCTGCCGCACCATCTGTGAAGAAACCCACAACCCATGAACCTTCAACACAACCGAGAGGACTTTGCCCCACGCCTGATACGGTCGCTGATGTAATAGGGTTCATCACATGAGCCCACGGCAGGTCGCTAGTGGGAAGTTTCCCCAGGTCTTCTGTGTGATAACCCAAGCAACGAACTTTCAATCGTCCTAGTTTCTTTGGGTCCTCACGGTCCTCAACCACCCCAATGAACCATTGAAAGCCATCTTTCCCCATAAAATTTTTCATATTCTTTTAGTCCTTTGCTCGGAAAGCGTGCAGATTATATACCATTCGGAATCCGTGATAAACCGCATTTAATGCTCACTGGTTTCCGCCACTATCATCTGACAATATATTAATAATCCTTGTGCTTATGTTCATAATTTTCTACGCTAAACTGTTAGTTTCTTCCATTTGTTGTATCCATCCAATCACTCATTAGAGTCCTTTGTAGTGGATTCTACACGCTTCAGTGGTTGACATTTACAATCCTCGCAGGTACAAACACCATACTCGTCAGCATGCAAATCACCTTCGCAATGACAATCATGGTGGCAACTAGAGCATTTGTTTTTATCGTCTTTCATTATTCTTGTTTCTAGTACTATTTATATAGGTTATACTGAAGCGGCTGAGAAACCGTACTCATGGGGTCAGCGTATAAGAGTATTGGGTTGGGACCTCTTATGGGTGTGTGGTGGAAAAATTTCGTGTAAAGTCTGTAGGTATGAGAGGTCTTATGTGTAAATGTCGCTGTCTATCTCTTCCAATTGTAGTGTTTCTTGACTCGCTGTTTTAGGGTTGTCTTGATAACCCATTGGGTTGGTGCTGCCTGATCCATAACTAGTTGCGACTGAATCCTTCGCACATTCAAGGATCATCTTATAATTATCTCCTGTTACCTTGTGTCTAATTTTTGTAATGATATAATTACCAGCGAAGCGTGGGTCTTCTGGATTAGGGTTTTCGTTATTGTCAAGGTTTACATCTTTTAAATTAAATCGTATCAAATCACCCGCTTGTATATAAGATTGTCCTGGTACTGTTAATTTTAACGCTGTACCATGCACAACTTGGTTATACTGCGAAACACTTTGACCTGTCTTCATTCCGTCTGCTTCCGTGTCTAAACCGTATCTTCCAACATCTTCGTCATGTAGGAATGGTGCTGTTGGTTGTAGTGAAACCCTTGATTCTGGATAGTCACTTAAATTCTTTGCATTATCATAGTCAACAGGCGTATCCATAATTGCGAACTTGTTATGAGCATTTACTCCTACTGTATCGGTATGAGCTGTTCTTCTAAATTCTTGATGATACTTGTAGTCGGTGATGTCATAACTCTTATTGAATATATTATGTGATATAACTCTATGACTATATGTACCTAATGTTGTATTGGCTACAACATCCTGGAAGTTATTGACAAATTGATACTCCTCAACCGATTGATAAGCCCTTTCAATCTTGGTTTGCTTTGTTGCTTTAGACTCGGTGCTCATCTTCAATGGTTGATAATAGAAATCTTGTTTATATGGTCTCGCAAATTGACCTTGTGAGGTTATCATGCTTGCCCAACTACGAAAATAATACCCACCTGTTGTTTCATAGAAATAGTATCCTACGCCATTAGACTTATTAGATACAGATTTCCTTGCTATCATATTAATAGCGTCAAAAGGATTTAAATTAGGTATGACTATCTTACCCTTATTACCTGTCGACTCGTAATGTAGTTTCTTTCTACTGTCAAGATAATCTTTATCTTTCATTATATCAATGACTGCTCTATCAAACTTACCGTCATATGCTTGACTTACCTTTGTTCTCATATTCCTCATAAACTCACGACTCGCAAAGTGTAGCGTATATATTGTAAGACCAGGAGTGGCTTGTTTTCTATCTGATATTTTATAGATGTGGAATGGTTCACCTGTCTTTTCACTTGCGTCAATAACATCTTCTTTACCATAAGACACGCCAGGTGTTTTAAGATGAAACGCTATTCTCTCTAATCCTTGTATGGACATACGAGCAATTTGATTACCTTCGTCAGCTATGACTATTGAACCTGTGACTGCGTTTTTGTATATGGATTCATAGATATTCAACTCTATCATAATGTATTTGATATCTACTTTCATACCAACATGATTTGTTAGAATTATGCTATTCAAAACATAATCACCTGCAAATTTTGGTTTTTCCTCATTCTTTACTTTCGTAGGAATGACATTTACTGTTCTTCTACCTATTCTAGCCATAATATTACTCTTGGATTAGTCTATCAAACTCAGCAACAAAATTACCTACGAATGCCTTACTTAATAATCTAATCTGCCTTTTGCTATCTTGTTCTCTTTGTTCATATTCTCTATTAGTTATTGTTGTTGCACCAGACTCGTCTGAATTACACTCAACTAGGTATGAATAATCACCTGGTCCTTGTCCGCTTGTGCGACCACTTGTTCTTGAAATTTCATAATGGTGAGTACCATCTTCATTACCTGAGCCATACTTGTCTGTAAGAAACTCGGCAAACTGTGGTGCGTTCAATGGCCAATCATGGTATCTGTCAGTTATATTATTTGTCATAAGGATTATCCAATGCAACTCAGCGTCACCAAACCACTTGTACGCTATGTCTTCAGGTTTCTCTCCTTCTTTAACATCATATTTGTCAAATAACATTGCACCGCTCTTAACTAGTGCTCTCACCTTAACACGCCTTAAAATATCTGGTAATAGTTTATAGTTTTTAGTATTTTTAATGTCGTAAGCGAGTAATGGGAATTTTGAAAAATATGACATAATTAATAACCTTCGATAATTTTTTCTTTTGTTAGTACTTCTGTTTCTCTAAATGTTAAATCCATTTTTATCTGTGTTGGAGCACCATCAGCAAATGATTTAACACCGTTAGGTGTATAGTTAGTGGTCACATTTTCTAATACACAAGTGCCAATTCTATTAAAATAATCGTTTTCATATCCTTGGCCATCTTGTGCTTTGTACATATAATGGATATCAAATTCAGATGGCAGCGTAAGATAACGAGAATTTACACCTTGCAACATTGGTGCCATGTGATATCTAAATAATTGTATAATTTGTTGTATCTCTGCTGTTTCTGCTTCGTTTCTTGGCGCAAAGATAAAGTTATATGTAAATGTTCTTATATCCATACTATTGAAAAACACCTCAACGAAAGGGTTATCTGCTCTACCAAATACTTTGTTTGCAAGAGGTACCGCACCTTCAGCACCTGCAAGTGATTCTACCATTGCACCACCCAATCTTTTAAGTGTTTCTTGAGCAAATTCTGACATTGCTTTTCCTGCTACTTTTCCTGCTGCTTCAAAATCTTTTTCAGTAAATGATTTAAAACCTCTTATTGCGTCTGTTAATGTCACTCCTAACATACCTGTTGGTGAGTCTTCGTATTTTGCTTGTGTAGAATCTGACACATTAGCAGGTAGATATAATGCGATTGAGTCTTTAATTCTTGTTGTTGTTTTTCTAACAGCGCCGAGACCTTGCAATGATTGTGAATTTCTACCACTTTCTGATAAATTTACTCCTCCTGCTTGTTTTGAAGCAAAGTTGCCACCTGTTGTTTTATTTTTTTTTATCCTTAGTCTTGCTTGCTGTGACTGTAAACCAGTCGGTTCATCAAAGTCATGTACTGGCAATTTACGACTACCATATCCATATTTTGATCCATCTTGTACATTAACATAAAACACCATATAGTGACCAAGTTGTTGATTCTCAAATACATCTTTAGGAAATTGATATGTACCAAATTTTAATGGATCACTATCAAGTGAACTCACAGGCGTATTAGTCATGTTTATATCCTGTACCTTTGATGGTGGTGGCTTACTGAAACCTGTATTACCAGGTCCGCCAAATATGTTTGTTTTTAATCTGCTTAATGCATTTACTATTGACATAATTTCCTTACTAAATATTATTATAACTATTTATATGAATATGCAAGAAAGATTACAAAAATACAAAGGTAAGTTTAGACCTCATAACCCTAGCAAGTACATAGGTGATAGCAAGAATATAGTATATCGTTCTATGTGGGAGCGAAGGTGTATGAAATATTTTGACATCAATCCCAGCATACTAGGTTGGGCAAGTGAAGAAATATCTATACCTTATTATGATACTATGGCTAAAAGGGTTCGTAGGTACTTTCCAGATTTTCTGATTAAAATTAAAGATAAGAATGGCAAAGTAAAAGCACACCTTATTGAAGTTAAACCTACGAAAGACTTGCGGCCACCTGTTGGAGGCAGAGGTAAAAAGAGGTCAACTGTATTGTGGGAAGCTAAAACTTATCAAATGAATAGGGATAAATTTGCGTCTGCTCGTAAATGGTGTGATGATAGAAATATTACTTTTGATATATGGACCGAAAAGCACTTAAAACAAAAAGGATAGCCGTTTTAATACAGACATAGGCAACTAACAACCCAACCATAATCCAACAAAATATATACCAGAGTACAGTAAATAATTTACTTGCGGTCATTCAACTTGTTTATCAATTGAAAAGCAACTTTTACCTTTTCTTCTAGCACTGTATAGTGGCATGCATTTTAGCAAGTACTATTACCAGTGTTATGAAACCTAAAAAAAGAGGCCATAACCTCATCATTTGTGCCATTACATCTAAATCCATACTATCTCCTTAATTTCTAAAATAATTTAATAATTCGTTTGATGATAATTCAATAGAATCTACTCTTTGATTTGTTACATTAGTATTAGACACAGCTACAGTATCACCAGATACTCTCTTAGCATCCGTCATGATGGTTACGTTGCCTGGTGTTGTGTCACCTTTAGCCGCTACTGCTTTTTTTAATTCAGTTTCTTTTTCTTTCATTATATTACTTTGTTTTACTATGTTATCCACATATGTTTCATTAAATTCCTGCGTTTTTGTTTGATCTTTTGCTTTTAATTCTTCAGCAAGACCAGGAGGAGTGTTTACTGTTTTAACTTCTTTAAGTGGTAGGGATGTAGTGCCATCAGCAGATTCAACCATTGTTTCTGTTATATCAAGTTTCTTTATTTCAAATTTCTTCGGTAATAATATATTAATTTTATCTATAACAGCATTAGCCATAGCTTTCATACCATTAACTAGGCTATCAAAAGCTCCTTTTATTTTATTTGTAACACTTGTAAATGCATTTTTGATACCATCAAATGTAAAGTCAGCATTTTGAAACCACTCACCTAGTTCTTCTGCACCAAACAATTTAAGAATAGCACCATACATATCATACAATAGATTTAATCCTAAACCTACCGTATTGTCATAAAACATTCTAAATCCTTCTCCTACAGCACCTATAAGTCCGCCTTCGGTATATGCTGCTGTCAATTTATCAAATCCATCTGTAAAGAATTTCATTGTATCTGTAATGACCTTGTCTATTGCTTCTGGTAATGTTCTAAATGCCATTTGAATATCCTTAATCCAAGGAGCGTCAATACCAAACATTTGTAAAACTGCGTCTATAAGTCCAGCTAGAGCGTCACCTACTACGGCAACAAATTTGATAGGTAAATCAAAAAATAGTTTTTTAAGACCTTCTAATTTTTTTACAGGATCATCAGTTTTGAAACCTTCCCAAATATCGCTAATACCACCAGTTAATAAAGAAAACAAATTAACTATACCTTCCCATGCAGGTCCAAAATCATCCTTTATTGCTGCCCAAAATCTTTTGGCTGCTGGTATTATATTTTCACTAATAAATTTAAACACACCTTCAAATATTTTTTCTAATTTATCTAGTTGAGTCATTATACCAAGTGTTAAGAGACCTATTAATCCAACTTTCATACCTTCACTCTTTGGAGTAAGAGCTTCAATAACACTACTAAATGCATTTTTTATACTTCCAAGTATACCAAGTCCTTTTCCTTTACCTTCTCCCTTCTTATCACCAAGAGCCTCTCCTTTTTCTTTTCTTGCTTCGTTTTCTGCAGCTTCTTTCGCTGTTGCTTTTTTTATGTCTAAATCTTTTGCGGCTATTTTCGCTGTTGCTTTTTCTATGTCTAAATCTTTTGCGGCTATGTTACCTATGTTGCTCAATGTGTGAATTACGCCAAGCAAAGTAGAGTTTAATAATCCTGTTTGATTGTTTATAGATTCAGTTAAACGATTTCCAAGATTCTCAATACCATCCCGTATGTCATAGAATACCTCTTGCATAGATTCTAAAGGTGATAACTTTTTAACATTATCCATTATACCAGAAGGACTATAAGGTACAAGTGCTTTACTTTCACTCGTAGCAAATGATGTTCCTACTGACGGTAATGAAATACTAGGTGAAGCGAATCCGTTTGCCATATTATCCTATTTGTTCTTCCTTTAATAATTCTTTTTTACTTTTACTTTTACTTTCAACAGTTACAGTTTTACCACCTGAACTTACATATAGTCCAAACCATGCCGCACCTGCACCCACAATTACTGATATGAATGCTGATTGTGAATTTGTTGGCTCAGGTAATGCCATAAACCATTCTGTTGCTCTGAAAAATGCTAAACCATATAGACAAATGAATAGTCTTGGAACTATTCGCCATCTATCTACCTGTTCACTTGTTACTGTTTTCATATTTTTATCCTTTACTTCTAGCTTTTCTTTCTTTTTCTTTTTGGTTTTCTTCCTTAATATATGCAATTAACATATCCACATATATCTCCCTTTCCCAAGGTAGCATATTCTCTAAATCGGAGAGAGAATAGTTATGATGTTGCATTAGAGAAAAATTAGTATTATAATAATTCTCTAAACTATCATGTGAAAGGGCTACTCGAAAAAATCGTTTAGGCCTGTCAGCGTTATCTTACTCTCCTTTTTAGTCTTCGGATTCTTTATTGTAATCTCATGCTTTAATTTAGGCATAGTTTCAAAAAAGTTTTGAACATCCTTAAATTGTTTAGTATTCAATTGCTCAATAAAGTCCGTTAACTCTTTTTGAGTTTGGTCTTTAGGGTCATAAGTCTTCTTACCTTCTTCTTCATATACTTGCATTATGCAAGTACCTATAACCTCTAACATATTGCTAGGGTTAATATCCTTTATGCCGGTTTCTTTAAACGATTCTAAAGTAGGATACTTCATAATCATACCTTTACCATCACCCAATTCAATTTTATTAGTGTGGTCATCACCTACTTGTACTTTAACCTCGGTCAAATTTAATTCTACTTCAGCATAAGTTTTTTTATCATCTGGACATAATAGTTTCAATTTAGAAACTTCACCCACAGACTTTGATCTTATTTGTAAAAATATATATTCAACATCAAACATAGGCATATTAGTTATGTCTATCTTCTTGAAAGTACACTCACTTACAATATCTTTAACAGCCTGGGTAATATCAGCATTTGCTTTACTCTCCATGGCCATCATAAGTATCTTTTCTTCTTTTACTAAAAACGGTCGATACTTAATCTTTTCATCCGTTGATGGTAGTTCCAACTCATATGTTGGAGTTGTCAGTTTAGGTAGTGCCATAATTTATCCTCCTTATTATATAAAATTATGTAAATGGTGGGAAAACTTTCCCATTAAATATTCTTCCTATCGGATTCCATACTGTCCGTGCTTGACCAAATATATCTTTTCCCATTCTTTGTAATTCAGGTGGTAACATACCTAGCAATCCAGTGTTTCTTGCTTTAACATCTGCTGGTGTTTGTGTGTGTTTACCAAATGATAAACCTTGTGTTGTTGATCCCATATTACGCCAGTACTTATATGCAAATGAAATGGTTATTTTTATTATCTCACTTGATTTAGCATAAGTGTAATCTATTGAACCTATTGTTGTAGGATATACTTCCATTGCTTCAATAGCGTAAGTAGGTATATCTCTATTTTGTTCGCTATCTGCACCTAATTGGTATATGTGTAGTTTACCAATATAATTATCGTAATAATTTGCTTTATGTGTATGTTCACCTACACACATTTTTTGCCATGCTTCAAAGAATTGTCTTTCTCTCATATACTTGTCTGCATAAAAAGTAGCTTCTATGTTACCTGGGAATGTATGAGTTTGAACCATACTTCTTACTGGTTCTGATCCGTATTGGACTTCTTGTGTATCCATTTCTTTCCTCGGCATTGTAATCGAGTCACAATGTATATTCACTTGTCTACCATATGTTGATAACAAGTCACTCATATATTTACCACTAGAACCAGGTGGTCTTTCATCAAAATCATGTTGAGGCGCCCAATTCTGTGCTGATTGAACTTCTCCGTTCATATATCTAGTAGCATTAACTGCACCTATTTGATGTGCTAAATTAGTAGGCGGGAATACTCTTATAGCAAATCTTGATGGTCTAGCATAACCTTCTGCTGACGCCATTGCTGATCTAAAACGACCAATAGTGTTGTCGGTGTTCGCCTGCATTTTAAATCTAGGATCCCTATCTGTTTTATGATAAGCACTAGATTTAGAATCACCTCTTGATATACCACCTCGTATATCAAATGGTCCTATTCTTTTACCTGCTCTAAATATTGCCATTAGTATGGTCTCCCTTTTTTAAATCTAGCAACAGGTAGAAATACTGCAATTGCCATTTCATTTGCTGGTATATTTAAAAACATTGATCGTATATGATTCCACAGATAGTGTTTTGCTGTTTTTCTCATATATGAGTTATTTCTCCATTTAATATTATATCTTGTTTTATTATCAAATCTTTTATCAGTAGTTGTATTTGCTAAACTTCTCAAAAATGCCACTCTGGCACCATAAGGTAAATAGTGAAAGTTTAATCCTATGAAACCTCCCTTTGCTGGTTCTAAAGGGAAGATTAAAGGAAACACATCATAGTAAGGTAACTTTGCTTTCCATTTAGGGTCATAACCAAATAGATTCATAATACCATACTTTGGTCTTACTGTTGCTTTACCTTGACTAATTAAAGTCCTAGCACTAGGCGTTGTCATAGACCGTACTTTCTTTCTGTACCAGTCATATGATTTCGGACCTGTTGTCGTGTCTAATATTTTATCAAATACCGTTGCCATACTACTATTTATAATTCAATACTTCAGCAGGGCTAAAAAAAAGGGGTCTATAAAAGACCCCTTTCTTAATCATTATATAAAGTATATTAAATTATTATTATTTTTTAGTATATATAGAGTAAAGTACCCAAACAGCAACTAAACCTACAAGTCCTTGACTTGAAAATCCTGCTATAATATTTTGTACATTACCTATCACAGAAATATTTGGCCAGAATGGCACAACTTGTCCTGTGAATAGAACCTCAAGCACGATACCTAAAGCTATAAGTGAAACACCTACATCTGCTAGAGAACTTGCCCAGTCCTTTATTTTGTTAATAACTTCCATATATAATCTCCTTTATATGATTTGATATCTCAAATTCTAATTCATAGTGTTGTATGTTTATTTATAAAAAAAGGGGTTAGGACTTTCACCCTAACCCCTAAAGAAACAGGTGGAGAGATTATGCGTCTTCTTCTGCCAGTTTAGTAAAATAAGATAGTGTTTCATCACCATCTTCATCTACACCTGGAGTTTTTGACGAACTATCAACTGTTTCTGTTTGGACTGGAGCCACATTTGTCACAGGTGGGATCGCAACATTTTCGGCTGTTCCAGTACTTCTTGAACCACTTAAAACTTTATCTGCTTTCGCTTTTAACTCATCATAAGATTTAAAGTTTTCAAGTGCAAGAAATGGTTTTAGGGCAAATTGCTTGTCCCAAATTTGTTGTATTGAATCATCATTGTCTTTAATTGCTGAAGAACTATCAAATTCTGATTTATCATAGTTCCAGTAACCATCAACTTTTCTGATTTTTAATTTGAAGTTAGCACCTTCCCAAAAATCAAATGGGTTAATAGGTTTCTCATCTTCAAATTCAGGTTTCATTGCTTCAGTAATCTTATCAAAGATTTTCTTACCGAATTTAAACAACTTAACTTGACCTTCGTTTTCAGGATGTTTAGCGTCATTGATAATTAAAATGTTTGCAATATAAGAGAGTTTTCTTTTTCTCTTTCTTGCAATTTCTTTATCTGCTTCAACGCCAGAATTCCAAAGTAAAGTATTTGCTTCACTAACTGGATCTTTTTTGTTAAGTGTTGTTAAACTATTTTCAATGTACCAACCACCAGGTCCTTGAAAAGCGTGTGACCATAGTCTTGCCCATGGTAAGTCTTCGCCTTTAACTGCTGGTAGAAATCTAAAAACAGCATAACCATTACCTGACTTATCTAATTCTGGTTTCCAGAATCTTTCATCAGCGAATGATTGTTTTTGTTTTTGAGGATCTGATACTTTAGCAAGTTCTGACACTAGGGTGTCAAGGTTTGATTTTGAGCGTTTTAACGCTGCTATACTTGTATTCATATGTATTTTCCTTTGTATGTTATTGTATATTGTTGTATCTGTATTGTGCTATATTAACGCACATTGTTATTTATAATACTACTCTTTAATAAACCAAGACTTAATTGTATTGATGTTTCTAGCAATTTGGTCTTTACCATCTTGCCAATTTTTCTTTTGAAACTCAATTGTATCTTCTTTTATTGTACTGATATGAGCAACTAATAAATTTTTTTGTTTAATAAATTCATTACTTATATCATTTAAAGTAGTTTTCTCATTAGTATTTCCCACCGTAGCAGTAAAGCATAATACTAAAAAAGCTATTATTATAGTTTTCATATGTCTATTATATCATTTTCAAGTCTTATTGTCAAGCAATTCTAACTTCATTTTTAATGCTTTGACTTCTTCCACTTTATCTTCCACTTGTTTGGCAAGTAACTTATTATCATATTTTAAATCGGTATTTTCTTTTTCCAATTCACTTCTCAATTTTCTATTCATCATTTGATGTTCTCTATTGATAGCATTTAATTCCTCCACTCGCTCTACCCTATGACCTATTGAAATTCTTAAATCCTTATTCTCTTTTTCCAATTCTCTATAGGCAATTTCATCCATAGTGTCCAACGGTCTACGCATAGCTTCTGCCTCTCTTACTTTGTCCGCTAATTTTTTATTTTCTCTTTGAAATTTATCGTTAATTTCAAGAGCGATAGACAATGAATTATCCAATTCTTTAATTCTTTTATATGTTTCATCAACTTGTCTAGTTAAATCTAAAGGTCCTCTATCGTCCACTTTTGTATGGTCTACTTCTATTCTATCTATATTTTTATCTACCATGTCGTTTCTTTCGTCCTTTTCGTAAAAGTCTTTCTCTTTTATGCCACGCCCATACACTTATTGTACTGGCTATTTTTTCTATCCAATGATAGATACAGTTATACATTATTTTATCCCACATAAAGGCCATATTTTTCTACAATCTTTTTATATTTTTTTAAATTCTCTTTTTTCACTTCTCTATTACACAAGCAACAAATTTCTTTTTTTGGTAATTGATAATTCATTTTTTTTACAATATACTCTACCAC